CCCCGGCTGAGGCGTTGAGCAGCCCGGCCAATGCCCGCAAACACCTGGCGCTGCAGGAGGCGGCCCTGGACGAGGACCTGGCGCGACTGAGCGCGATCAACGGTCTGGCGGGACGGCAACTGCTTAAGCGCAGCGAGCTGCTGCCCAAGTACCAGGACTACGTCGCCCGCTATTGCGAATCGGGTCTGAATTTCCCGAACCGAGTCCTTGTGCAGGTCATGGTCTGGTTGTTTGACACCGAGCAGTTCGACGATGGGCTGGAGTTGGCTGAGTTCGCGATCGTCCAGGGCCAACCGATGCCGGAGCGCTTCAAGCGCCGCGACATCCAGACCTTTGTCGCCGACGCAGTGATCGAGTGGGCCTATGCCGAGTACAACGCCAAACGCAGTCCGGAGCCCTACTTGTCGGACCTGCTGACCCGCGTCGACGGCGAATGGCATCTGACTGAGCAGATCCCTGCCAAGTACCACAAGTTGGTGGGAATCCGTGCCATGGAGTCCAAGGACTGGGCTCTCGCGCTTGTTCACTTCGAACGTGCCACCACGCTGTACCCCAAGGTCGGCGTGGACACGCGGATCGAGAACTGCCGACGCGCACTGAAGAAACAACAGGCTGAAACGCCTTCCGAATAACCGACTACCCCCCCCCAGCGGGAACCTGTGGACGTGTGTTGACCATTTATGGCCCGCCCCACGAAAAACAGGCTTCCCGCCCTTTTCGAGTGATCAGCATGAGCTTTTCAGGCAAGCCCACCACGGTTGTGGACCAGACCATCGAGAACAACGGCTTTTGGCCCGACCTCTCCCTGGCTGAGTTCCAGAAGGCTTACCGCCTTCCGGGCGAGTACCTGGCGGATCTGCTGGTCACTCAACTCAACATGGCCATGTACCAGGTGAACCAGGATCTACACCGCCTCACTGCCAAGTGGCAGGCGCTAGGCATCACCAACGTGGCCACGGCTGATTCGAGACTACTGCCTGAACGATCGCACCAGGTCGAGTTGTACAAGCGTGCGGTGTACTGCCGCGCCAAAGGCGCCTTGCTGACCGACTTCGCCACCGTTACCCGGCGCGAAAGCGCCGAGAACACGGGCAAGGAAGCCCCTGAGCGCGGCGAGAAGTACCAGGAGTTCAGCCAGCAGGCTGTCCGTGCCCTGCAGGGCCGCAGCCGCATCACGGTGTCGCTGCAGTGAACAAGCTGCGCGCGCTGACCGCGTATCTCCTGGAACAGAACCTGGTGCTTCCGGAGCAGTTGGACAGCTTCACCGAGCAGGTAAGCCTGGACCTGATCTGGAAGCCCAGCGAAAGCGGCATGCACATGGGGGATATGCGCTATCGCGCCGTCCTGGTGATGGAGCGCTTCGCCGAAAGCCCGGTGCTGCTGATGGCCCTGGTCGGCGCCTGGCTTGAATCCTTTGACCCCGATCGGGACGGCTTGCCGGCGCCGAACTTCGCTGTTGAGCCCCTGGACAGCGATCTGTTCGACGTGGAGCTGACCCTGGAGTTCGAAGAGGCCCAGCACCTGGCCGAGGATCCGGACGGCCCGATCAAAGTCGGTGACAAGTACTACGGCCTGACCAAGTTCGAGCTGTGGACCGCTGAACACGGCGAGGTGCGCAGCCATGGCACGTAGCCTTTTCGAACTCGATGCCCGGGGCCAGCTGGGGATCCGCGAGCAATTGGCCTTGCTGAGCCTGCCTCCGCAACTGCGCCGGCGGCTGCTGAACAACGTCAGCAAGCGCGTGCGGAGCATGAGCCGCAAGCGGATCCGCGATCAGCAGAACCTGGACGGCTCGCCCTTCGAGGCTCGCAAAGGCGACAGCAAGGGCAAAAAAAAGATGGAGGCCGGCCTGGGCAAGCTGCTGCAGGTCACCAACGTGAGTCCCGACGCCGCAACCCTGGGCTGGCGTAACGGCTTGACCTCATGGGTCGCCGCGCAACAGCACAACGGCGCGTCCGAGCGCCGTACTGCCGCGCAGATGCGCCGCTGGAACAGGGTGCCCGAAGGTCTGGCCGCCACAGACAAACAGGCCAAACGCCTGCGCAGGCTTGGTTTCAAGGTGCGCCAGGCGGGCAAAAAGACCCTGACCAGGCCGTCCGTGGCGTGGATCAAGGAGCACGTGAACTACGCCAAGGCGGGGCTGCTGATTCGCATCCTCTCCGATGAAAAAGCCGAGAGCACCGGTGCCCAGAGCTGGGAAATCACCCTGCCTAAGCGCCAGTTCCTCGGCAGCAGCGACCAGGAAACCAGCCAGCTGGTTAACCAGGTGCTGCAACAAATCCTGAATTCCACCCGCTAACGAGGCACTGCATGGCACTTGGCAAAGTCAGCGTCAACAATCTCAATCTCGGCCAGGGCGCCGTGACCGAGATCGAGCGCTATTTTCTGTTCATTGGCCCGGGGGCCAAGAGCGTCGGCCAGCTTCTGGCCCTGAACACCGACAGCGACCTGGATGCGGCCCTGGGCCTGCCTGACAGTGACCTGAAAACCCAGGTCAAGGCGGCACGGCTGAATGGCGGCGACCGCTGGGCCTGCCTTGCGGCGCCGATCGGCGCGGACGGCAACTGGTCGAACGCCCTGGAAAAGGCCCAGCAGCAGGGGTTCTCTGTCGAAGCGGCTGTGATCACCGCACCGGTGGCGGCTGCAGCGGATCTGTCGGTCATGCATGACGCCGCTGTCGCGGTCAGCAACACCTACGGCCGTCGCCTGTTCATCATGGCCAGCACCGCCGGCATTGGTGCAGACAAGTCCTGGTCGGAGTACCTGGTGCTGCAGAAGGCGATCACCAAGGATCTCGCCGCGCCGCGTGTCTTGGTTGTCCCCCAGTTGCACGGTAATGACCTTGGTGTTCTTGCCGGGCGCCTGGCCAACGCTGCCGTAAGCATTGCCGACAGCCCCATGCGGGTGGCCACCGGCACCGTCCTGGGCCTGGGCCCAACCCCCAAGGACAAGGAAGGTATCCCGCTGCCGTCCTCGATCCGCGCCGAGCTGGACAAGGCCCGTTTCTCTGTCTCGCAGACCTATCCGGATTACCCGGGCGTGTTCTGGGGCGACGGCAACATGCTCGATGCGCCGGCGAGCGACTTTCAAGTGGTCGAGTACCTGCGCATTGCCGATAAGGCCGCCCGGCAGGTGCGTCCGTTGCTGATCCAGCGCGTTGCCGATCGGCGCCTGAACAACACGCCCAACAGCATGGCCGCCGCTGTCAGCGCCTTGATGAAGCCGCTTCGTCAGATGGCCAAGTCCTCGATCTTCGCCGGTCAGCAGTTCCCCGGCGAGATCGAGGCGCCCAAGGACGGCGACATCGTCCTGGTGTGGAAGAGCAAAACCGTGGTGGAGCTGTTCCTCAAGGTCAAGCCCCTCAACTGCCCGAAAGACCTGACGGCGAACATCGCCCTCGATCTTTCCAACGATTCGGAGTAACCCCCATATGTCCCGCATTGGCGGTAAGAACTTCGACATCAACCTGGGGGATCTCCAGGTCCATGTCGAGAGCTGCACCCTGGATATCACCGACAACAGCGCGGTTGCGCTGACCAAGGGCGTGCCAGACGGCCATGTCGATGGCGACGTAGCCGGTGCCGGCGAATTCGAGTTCGACACCAACAACTTCAATCTGCTGATCGAGGCCGCCCGCTCCGCCGGCAGCTTCCGCCAGTTGGAACCCTTCGATGCGGTGTTCTTTGCCAAGGCCGGCGACGAAGAACTGCGTATCGAAGCCTTCGGCTGCAAGTTGAAGGTGTCCAGCTTGCTCAGTGTCGACCCGAAAGGCGGCGAGAAGTCCAAGCACAAGGTCCAGTTCAGCGTCGGTAGCCCTGATTTTGTCCGTATCAACGGCGTGCCATACCTGGCATCGACCGAGATCGAGGGCCTGCGCTGATGGTCTGCCCGTTTGACCGCGCCCAGGCCCTGGAGCAACGCCAGCGTGACCAGGCGATCGCCGCCCAGTTGGCCACGCCGCGGCCGATCGGGCCGAGCCGTAGCCACTGCCTGGACTGTGACAACCCCATTCCGGAGAAGCGCCAGGCGCTGGGCGGAATCGTCCGCTGCACCCCGTGCCAATCCCTTTTCGAGCAAGGACAACGCCGATGACCCTGCGCACCTGGAAGAACTTTTCCGCCGCTGAGCTGCGCTGCAAGTGCGGCAAATGCAGCAGTGACGGCAGCGAAATGGATCCGGCGTTCATGGACCGCCTGCAGCAGCTGCGCGAGCTGTTCGGCAAGCCCATGGCATTGAGCAGCGCTTTCCGCTGCCGCCGGCATCCGGAAGAGGCCAAGAAGACCGAGCCGGGCGAACACAGCCAGGGACAGGCCGTCGACGTGCGGATTCGCGGTGCCGAGGCGCTGCAGCTGCTGCAACTGGCCTTGAACCTCGGGTTTACCCGGATCGGCGTCAGTCAGCGCGGCAACGCTCGTTTTCTGCACCTCGGCACCGCCCCGGTCGGTGGCCGTCTCCCCAGTCCAATGATCTGGAGCTACTGATGAATCGCCTGTTTATCGCTGTCCTGTTCTTCGGTGTCGCCCTGGTGGGCTGTGCCTTCAGTGATGCCCGCCTGGTCGTGGCCCAGAGTGCCGCCACGTTGGTGGGGGCGTACTGCAAGGCGCCGATGCCGGCCCGGGCGCTGCTGCGTCAGCAGATCGCCGCCGATACCGCGCCGAACAAGGTCCGGGTGGAGTGCGCCGCCGATGCCCTTTGAAAGCGACCTGGAGCTGCGTCACCGGCCCGGCCACACACGGTGGCAGGTGGTCCGGCCGCTGCAGTACGTGACCCTCGACGGTCGCCGTATCCAGGTGCCGATCGGCTACCTGTCGGATCTGGCCAGCGTGCCGCGCCTGGCGCGCTGGTTGATTGATCGGGAGGAACCCGCTGCGCGTCGACCTTCGGTGCTGCATGACCGGATCTACACCCACGAAACCCACCGGTTCACCAAGGCCGAGGCCGACCGGATCTTCTACGACGCCCTGCGCGAGGAGGGCATGAACACCGCATTGGCCTGGCTGATGTGGCAGGCCGTGCGTATCGGCGGCCGTGGCACCTGGAGCGCCTGACATGGAAATGCTGGAGAGACTGATGGCCTTGCTGCCTGAACTGCTGTTGACCGCCGTGATCGGCTTCCAGGCCTTTCTGTTCCGCCAGGTCAGTGAGTCCCGACGCGAACACCTGGAGCTGCGCGTGGAGATCGCCCAGAACTACCCGAAACACAACGACATTGAGCGGGCCATGGACAAGCTTGAGCACAGCTTGCGGGCCCAGCTCGATACCCACTTTAAAACCCTGAACCAACGGATCCGCAACCATGACTGAGACACGCGAAATTACCCTGGAAGTCGGCGCAAAGGACTTCACCTTCACCCTGACGCCCCAGGACATCAGCAAGTACTTCAACGCCATGACGGCCAACAACAAGGTGGCCCCGTCCAACAACCTGTTGATCAACACCGTTAAGCCGGCTGAGCGCGCCGACCTCAAGGTCGTGCTGGCCAACCCGGTGATGGTGATGCAGATCGCCGGCGCGCTCCTGGAAGAGTACTCGCCGGATGTCGAGATCATCGTAAAAAAGCCCTCGACCACGCCGAACGACTGACCGAAGACGGTCTGGGCCAACTGCTGGCCCTGACCCACCGCTGGTTACCTGGAGCCGAACCCACCATAGAAAACATGGGCACGGCCAAATGGTTGGAAGACGAGCATTGGCGGCGGATGGAGTTCGCGGTAGCGAACGGCATCGCCCACGCCCTGAACGGATAGGACTGCATGGCTGATCGTAGCGCCCGCCTGGACTTTATCCTGGCCCTGACCGACAAGGTCACTGCACCGTTGGGCAAGGTGAAAATGGGCTTTGCTGAGCTTGCCGATAAGAGCCAGAAAGGCATCACTCAGATGGGCATCGGCGCTGCAGGCCTGGCCGGTGCGTTCTACGGTATCAGTGAGTCATTAGAGCCGGCCCTGGAGATGAACCGCGCCCTGGGCGAAGTGCGTTCCCTCAGCGTGGCAGAAGATGCCTTGAAGTCGCTGAACCGCTCCGCGCTGGAGTTTTCAGTGAACTACGGGGAGAACGCCCGGGACTTTGTGGCATCGGCGTATAGCATTGAGGGCGCCATCAAGGGTCTGACCGGCAACCAGTTGGCGGTCTTCACCAATGCCAGCAACGTATTGGCCAAGGCTACCAAGTCGGACGCCGACACCATGGGCGCGTACGTGGGCACCATGTACAACCTGTTCAAGGGCCAGGCCGATGCCATGGGCAAGGATGCCTGGGTCGAGCAACTTGCCGGGCAGACCGCCACGGCAGTGCAGCTCTTCCGCACAAGCGGCGATCAGATCGGCGAGGCCTTCAAGGCCGCCGGCGGCCTGGCCAGCACGGCCGGGGTCAGCCTGGCCGAACAAATGGCGGTGCTTGGCACCCTGGGCAGCACCATGGACGGCGGTGAGGCCGGCGGCCTGTACAAGTCGTTCTTCGAGAACATCAGCGGTGCTTCGCAGAAGCTGGGGATGAAGTTCGTCGACCAGCAGGGCAAGTTGCTGCCGATGATGGACATCCTGGACAAGCTCAAGGGCAAGTTCGGCGACCTGTCGATCGAAGCCAACGGCAACAAGCTGCGCGATGCCTTCGGCGGCGAAGCGGCGCGCCTGATCAGCACCCTGATGGCCGATACCGATCGGCTGAAAAATGGCATGGATCGCCTGGGCAGCGTACGCGGCCTGGAGAACGCCGAGAACATGGCCAAGATGATGGTCGACCCTTGGCAACAGTGGTCATCGTTGGTCGAAGGCATGCGGGTGCTATTCGGCCAGGTACTGCTGCCATCGATCACGCCAGTGATGCAGAGGCTCGTCGATACCGGCAAGGTGCTGATGCGTTGGACCGAGATGTTCCCCAACATCACCCGCGTGGTGGGTATCACGACGCTGACAATCCTCGGGATCGTCGCTGCCATGTCGCTCCTGACCTTCATTGTCGGTGTCGCCCGCGTGACATGGTTGGGCCTGGTTACCGTTTGGAAGATCGTTCAATTGCTTCACCTGCGCTCGATCGCGGGATTCCTTCTGCAGGCGGTGGCGATTGGGCTGTACGTGGCCGGCCTGCTTCTCTTCCATACCACGCTCGGCATCATTCGAACCGCCATGTTGCTTTGGCAGGGGGTGATCTGGTTGGTCAACGTCGCGCTGACGGCCAACCCGATCGGCGTGGTGGTCATGGGGATTGCCGCCCTGGTCGCGATCGTGATCGCAGCCGTCTACTACTGGGACGAATGGACCACGGCCCTGATGGAGAGCGAAGCGTTTCAGTGGGTCCTGGACAAGCTGCAGGCGCTGACCGACTGGTTTAACGGGATGGGTGGCTGGGCCGGCATGGCCAAAGGTGCCTGGGACGCGATCGTCCAGGTGTTCTACAAGGCGATCAACGGCCTGATCGAGATGCTGAACAAGCTCCCGGGCGTGAACATCGAAACCCGCTTCGGCGACTTGCCCGAGCTGCCCGGTACCGACGTGGCCATGGGCGCAGCAGAAAGAGCCGTCTCTGCCCAGCAGGCGCAGCAGAACATCAATGCAGCCATTCCCAGCCTCTCGCCGGCGCGACCTAACGCCGTGCCCCCGGGCGGGCTGCTGACCAGCATCCAGAACAACAACAGCAGCCAGAACAAGGGTACCCACGTGGAAAACCTGAACATCCATACCGGCAAGCCAATGACCCCACTGGAGCTGGAAAACATGATGGCCATGGCGGTACCAGGATGAGCGAGTACATCGACCTGCTGATCCGGGACAACGACCTGGTGCTGGATCCGTCGCGTCAGCCGCGGCTGATCGAGGACCGGGCAAGCATCGCCCAGGACATCGCCCACATGATCCGCGACAGCGGCCTGTTGGTGACCCTGGTCGCCGAGCGCGATCGGCTCAGGCAGCGCGACTGCATCCAGCAACTGGAACTGCTGGTGGAGGCGGATGAACGCCTGGTGCCGGGCACCGCGCTGATCACCCAACTGCAGCCCGGCCATTACCTGGTGACGGCGACCACCCTGAAATTCGGCACGATTGAGGTAACGCTGTGAGTGATGTGGATTTCAAGCAGGCACTGAGTGATGCCGGCATCCCGACAACCGAAGCCGGCCTGCGCCAGGCGTGGGAGGCCGAGGTGGCCGCCCAGGACTGCAAACTGAGCAATACCAGTGCCTGGTCACCATTCTGGCGGGTAGTCACCGCCCTGGTGACCAAGCCGGTGCTGTGGATCCTGGATTTCTTCGTTGCCACCGTGCTGCCGAACTTCTTCGTCAAGACGGCTAAGGGCGCCTGGTTGGACATGTTGGCCTGGGCGGTCAACGTTGAGCGCAAGGGGGCGAGCAAGGCCCGGGGCCGCTTGCTGTTCACCCGAACAGTTGCTGGCGGCGCGATGGAGGTCCCGGCCGGCACGGTGGTGCAGTCCGCCGCTATCAACGGCCATGTGTACCAGCTGGTGACCACCGCCCCGGGTTCGTTCACCGACGGCCTGATGCAGCTGGAGATCCCGGTGGAGGCGGTCGACACTGGGTCTGGCTACAACCTGGCCCCGGGGTACTACGCGATTCTGCCAGTCCCGGTGCCGGGTATTGCCCAGGTGGTGAACAAAGACGGCTGGCTGAGCACACCAGGTGCAGATCCGGAACCCAATGACGAACTACGCCTGCGCACCCGTAACCAGTTCTCGGCGGTCAACCAGTGGCACACCGATGCGGTGTATCGAGCCATGATTTCGGCATTCCCGGGTGTGCGGCCGGACGGTGTGTATTTCTTGCACGGCGCACCCCGGGGCCCGGGCAGTGCCAATGCCTATGTACTGTTTGACGCCGACGTGCCGGCAGCGACCTACCTGGAGCAGATCAACGCCCATATCCGAGACCTGGGCAACCACGGTCATGGTGACGACCTCCTGGTCCTGGTCATGCCGGAAACCCAGCACGCGCTGTCGGTGGAGGTCTGGCCTCGCTCGACGTTGACCGCCGAGCAGCGCCAGGCGCTGCAGGACAATGTGGCTCTATTCATCCGTGCGGCGTTCCGCGAGAGCACGGCCGGCGACTTTCGGCCGACCCTGACGTTTCCGCAGGCGCGGTTCTCGTTCAGCCGCCTCGGCGAGGAACTGCACCAGCAGTTCGCCGGGATTGAGTCGTTGCACTTTGCCAATGCCGACATTGTGTCGGAGCTGACCATCCCTCGAATCCAGAGCCTGCAGGTGGTGCTTCGTGATCAAGCTTGAGCTGAAATTCTGGCTTGCCGGCACTGAGCTGACAAAGCTCAAGGACGCCGCCCAAGGCTGGTGGGAAAAAGTTGAGGGCTGGCTACGTTGGCCGCTGCTGCAGATGGATGCCGACACCTGCCACCTGACCGTGCTCGATCTGCTGGCGTGGCAGCGCGATATCACCCGTTTCAAGGGCGAACCCGAAAGCCTCTACCGGCTTCGGGTCAAGTACGCCTTCATCAACGCCGTGGACGCCGGCAGTACGGCCGGCATGAAACGCATTCTGCAGCGCCTGGGCGTCGGCTATGTCGAGATCGAGGAGCGTCAGGAGGGCCGGGATTGGGACGTGGTGCTGCTGCGTTTCACCGACTCCCAGCTGTCGCAGAACCCTGAGCTGTTGCGCGTCCTGGTGCAGCAATACGGCCGCACCTGCCGCCGTTATGACTTCTCGACCATCACACCGGTGCCGCTCCAGGTCGCCCTTGTCCACTTCAACGACGATCAGCAAACGCTGGTCGCCCGAATTTAGGAGCCCTCATGGGAGCCAGCATTACCCTTGCAGGCGAAAGCCTGATCGCTCAGAAACAAGCCGCGCAGGCGGGATTGAAGGTTTCTCGCTTCATCTTTGCCAACGTTCCCGGGCTGGATGCGAACGGGCCAGTTGACCGTGCTGCAGGCAAGCCCGTGGCCGGCCAGATCGTTCATACGCACCAGATCCTTGACGGTAATGCGGGCTATGTGAGCCCCAACCAGGTGGTCTACAGCTCGCAGATCGGCTCGGACGTGGGGGATTGGGATTTCAACTGGATCGGTCTGGAATCCGTCGAAGGTGTGTTGTTTGCCGTGGCCTACGTGCCCCTGCAGCAGAAGCGCCGGAACATCCCGCCCCTGCAGATCGGCAACAACTTGACCCGCAACTTCCTCCTGGTCTTCGACGGCGCCCAGGCGCTGACAGGGCTGACCATTGACGCCAAGACCTGGCAGCACGACTTCACCGTGCGCCTGGCCGGCATCGACGAGCGCGAGCGCCAGAGCAATCGGGACGTGTTCGGCCGAGCCTGTTTTTTCGGCAGCTCGCTGCAGGTGGAAAAGGTCGGTGGTGTTTACCAAGTCAACCCCGGGACGGCTTACATCGAAGGTATTCGTCTGCAGCGATCGGCCGTTCTGCCGATCGTTCCGCCGGCGCTGCCGGTCACGGTGTGGCTGGATGTGGCGCTTCAGCGTGAACTGAGCGACGTGGTGGCCAGCTGGCAAGTGGTATTTGGCGCGCAGAGGCCCGACTACACCGACAGCGCCGGCGTGCAGCACTACTGCGTCCCCGTGGCTGATCTATCTAGCGACGGCCTGCTGACCGATCGCCGGTCAGTCGAAGCGATCGACGGGCCTCTGGTAACCCACTTTGCGGCCCGTATTGGAGACTATCCGCAACTACGTGCTCGAGCTACGACCAAGGGCGATGTGGGGCTGGACCAGATCCCCAACGCGATCAGCGATGACCAGGACGTCAACAGCAGCCAGATCCTGGCGACCACCCGGGCATTGAAAGCCGCGACCGCCACTCTTTGGACGGCCATCGCCAACGTAGTGTCAGGCGCTACTGTAGTGGGGAGGGCTGCAAAGCTTGCCACGGCGCGAACCATTTCGGTGGCTGGCGCGGTAGTCGGCTCGATGAGCTTCGACGGCTCCGATAATGTCACGCTCAGCGTAGTCGCGACCCCTGCCACTGAAAGCGGCGCCGGCGCCGCCAAGGTTGCTACCCAACTGCAAACAGATGCCGGCACCGACGACACCGCCTATATCACTCCCAAGAAAATGCGTTGGGGGTTCTCGGCCAGCCTGACCGCGAATGGTTACCTGGAGCTTCCGACCTGGTTAGGTGGCTTGCTGATCAACTGGGGAACGACCGCCCTTGGTCCGGAGGGTATCGAATCCCTGAACATCACTTATCCCAAGGCCTACAGCAGCTTCTGCCGAGTACTCCCGAACCTTTGGTTCACTGGTTCGCGTATTGAAAACTCGAACTATGCGCAGATCCGGGACCGGACCCTGACGGGATTCAAGCTGGATAATCAATGGACGAACAACGGCAGCAACCTATCTGGGACCGTCGATTGGATTTCGATTGGAAAGTAAGGAACCGAGCATGTACGCAACCTGGAACGAAACAGATCAACGCTGGGCCTTCGGTATCAAGGGACCTGGATATGTTGAGATCACAGTGAACACCCACAGCGCCCTGTTTGCCGCCCAGGCCAGCGGTAAGGGGATTGCTCGGGGTGATGATGGCTATCCCTGCATAGGCGAGGCTGTAAAGCTGAGCATCAATGAACACCATGCGCTGCGCACTCTTCAGATCAATCAGCAGTGTGAGGCAGCCGTAACCGGTGGGTTCTGGTCGACCGCCTTGGGCCGTTCGTATGAATACAGCAGCCAGATGGATGATCAGTTGAATCTGACCGGTGTCATTCTGGCCGGGCTCGATAGCCTTTATGCGTGTCGTGATGAGCAGGGTTTGAAGGAATTTCGGCCGCACACCGCCCAAGAGATACGCCAAGTGGGCGACGACTTCACGGCGTTCAAGCTGCAACTGCTGCAGAAGGCCAACCGGCTCAAGCAACTGCTTGATCAGGCGTTGGTCGCCGGAGATCGGGCCGCACTTGAGTCTGTGACCTGGGAGGTCGAGCCTTGAACACCTGGGCACCGGTGACCATGCGCTGGCCCGAGCAGGCTACGGCTTGGATGGGTGAACTGGACGCGGCCAAGGGCCTGGCCGGCAGTGAGCTGGCGAACACTGCCCGGCGCCTGGCCGGGCTCGACGGGTTGACCAGCACCAACCCGGGGCCGGTTGGCGATGCCGCCACCGGCGCGATTGCCAACGGTCGGGCGGCGCTGGCCGGGCAGATGAGGGATGCGCCGGCCTGCCTGGTCGTGACGCCGTTCCAGAGTGGTATCGGCCAGGGCCGAGGTCACCAGCGCTTTCTGTCGGCACCGAACCTGCTGTTGCATCTGGCCGGCAAACTGGTGGACAACACCGACACCGGACGCCCGGCTGGGCCGCAATACGCCCTGTCGCTGATGTTCCTGGGGACGCGCTTCGACCAGTTGGCCGACACCCTGCAGCGCTTCAATGCGTTGCTGCCGATTCCTGACCTTGTGCGAACCGAACGCCGCGCGCGGAACCTGTCGCGCCTTGAGACGGAAAAGTGGGAGATCCCCCGCGCCGGGCCATTGCCGCGCTGGTCTGCGCTGCCCCTGGAGCGCTGCACGGTGGTGAAAGCGGCCAAGCAATCCATGGCCGGCCAGATCGCCGTCCTGGAGAGCTACGCGGCCGACAGCTCGCCCATGGGTGACCTGGCTGCGCTGGCCGGGCGCAAGGCTGCCCAGCAACAGGGACGTGATCAGCAGTTGAACGACCTGAAAGCCCTGCTGGCCGACGGCAATGCCGATCACAGCATGCGTGCGCGAATGATCGGCCCGGGGGACAGCAGCGAACTGCGCCGCCAGTTGCTGGCCGGTGACGCACCAGGTCATGAGTGGGTACTGTCCGCCGGCGTGCTCCTGGTGGGTTCCTTGGAAGGCTTGAGCTTTGTTCGGGAGCTGGTCGGCCTATGACACTTTTACTCGATGGCCAGCAGATCCGAGGCAAGCGCATGAAGGTCACGGCCGCTTTGCGTATTGAAACCGGTGATCTGTCTGGCCAGACCAGCAACACGGACACGGCCCACAAGGGCTTCAAACCCAAGACCCTGGCCGTGTCGTTGATGATCCCATTTGTCGACCATGAACACCTGCGGGCCATCATGCGACTGGCCGAGGCCACGGCGAAGGGCGGCCAGCTCAAGATGTACCGGGTCGTCAACGACAGCGCCGCCGCCTTCGGGATCCGCGAAGTGCAGTTTGCGGAAGGGGTCAGCGCCCGGGAGGACGACACACTGGCCGCCTGGTTGGTGCAATTCACCCTGTCGGAAAAGCTCTCGAACCCGGAAAAGGTCGAACAGCGGAAGGGCGCGAATGGCGTCAACTCTCAATCGGCCCCGGGGCAGGGGGTAGCTGGCAAGGATGGGGAAGCGGAGCTGAGCGGCTTTGAAAAGGTACTGAAAAAGGTGGACGACTACCTGGCGCCTACACCATGAAGCTGCACAAGGTTCTGACAATCGCCGGCACGGCGTACCCCTTGATCAAGGACGAGGTGCGTCTGGACATCAAGAGCCCCGGCCGGGCGACGTTCACGGTGCAGGCCGGGGCCCCGGTCAAAGGCCTGGTGACGCTTGATGTCGGCTACAACGACAGTCCACTGCAGCGGCACTTCATTGGCTATGTCGAGCGATCAACCGCGGCTAACAGCGTCCAGCAAGTCCTGGCGTGCCGCGAACTGGCCTCGATCCTGACTCATCCGTTGCCCCTGAACCTGCGCCACGTCGATCTGCAGGCGGTGTTGAGTGAGATCAGCACCAAGACAGGCTTGCGCTTTCGGGTGCCTGACATGGCGTACGCGAAGGTCAAGGCCCCCTTTTTCTACAGCCTGGCGTCGGGCTATCTGGCCATGGACAGCCTGGCCAAGGTGTTTGGCGTTCCCGATTTCATCTGGCAGCAGCAGGGCGACGGCGAGGTGTTTGTGGGCAGTTGGGCCGATAGCTTCTTCGGTACCCGGCCCGCGCTGCAGCTGCCCGTTGAACTGTTCGACGGCTACCAGGGCAATCAAAGCGCAGTAATCGCGACCCTTCCCGGGCTGCGACCTGGTGCAACCATCAACCAGGGCGAGCGGATCACCAGCGTGACTCTCGCCGGCAACCAAATGGCAATCAAATGGACGATGCAATCCGTCGCAGTGTAGAGCGGCAATTCCCTGAACTGACCGGCGGCTACCACGTGCCGCGCTTCGGCCGCGTGATCGCGGTACCAGATGCGCCGGCGGCGCCTGGCGTATGTGATGATTTCCGGCCGCGCTTTGGCGTCGACGTGGAAGTCCTACTGCCCGACGGCGAGCCGGATCCGGATCTGCCGATCCTGACGGGCCTGCCGCTACCGGCGCCGATGGGTGGGCAAGAGGCGGGCATGTTCGGCTTTCCGGAGGAGGGCACCACGGTGGTGATCAGCTTCGCCTATGGCCTGCCGCACAAACCGTTCATTACCCAGATCCTGCCGCACGGCCTGAGCCTGCCCCGGGTGCCGAAGGGCGACCAGGTGTGGCAGCACAGCGAGGCCTGCCAGCAGCGTGTCGACGCCGACGGCAACTGGTTACGTCAGACCGACGGCAAGATCCAGGACAAGGCGATCGAGCGGGAGGTGGACGCCCTGGAGAACACCGAGCGCTTCCAGAGCCACACCAGGATGGTGGACGACCATTCAACCGAGTCAGTGGGTGGTATCAAGAAGATCGAGGCCCTGGGCGCGCTCAAGCTGCTGTCGGGCGGCTCCGCGAGCCTTGCGGCCGTGGACGATCTGCACCAGGCCACTGGCCGGGATCTGAACCTGGTGGTGGGGCAGAAGCACAACGCCACGGTGGGTGGGGATATGGAGGAAAGGATTCAGGGCTTACGTTTAAGCGTTGCGGGTTTGAGCCAGCAGTTGCAGGCGCCGAAGAATTGGATCGGGTCCGAAACTGTAAACCTGTTCCAAGTGGTGTGCGATATGCTCGATTTGCTGCAGAAGATGAACACGCAGCTCGCTGCCCACACTCACTTGCCTGGACCAGCACCTAGCCCCGCCGATGCAACCGCATTCACAAATCAAGCGATCGCAGCGACGAATTTTTACACGAAACTAAAGCCAATCACGATGTAGAAATGCTAACTATCTACGATTCCGCTTAAAAGAAGTATTATTCTTATGTTTGGTGGTATATAAAACCATGCTAGCTAGCCTACGAAGGAAATATACATGGAAATGTTTGGGGATAAAAAAATAAATCTTGATAAGGATTATGAGTTTAGGGTGTCGGTTGAAGGTGCCGTTGGCAGTTTCTCGGCTGTTTTAAAGCTGTCCCAAAGTGCAGTCAGTATAAGAATTAGTGGCGATCAAGTAGGTCTGCGCATGTGGGGTAGCACTAAGTGGGAGCTAGAGTCATTGGAGTGTGCTGGAGTTGGTTGGAATTACCTTTTGTTTGATCTGCACTGTACGAAAGGCGGAAGCTTTGCCGTCGGTAAAATGCTCGGTAATGTTATGCATTTTGAGGTCGAATACACAGCGAAGTATGCAGTGGTAAGCCGGCAGGCAGTTCTAGATATGGATTTCCGCTCTATTCATCTGTATTCGCCTAGTCTTGCTAAATGGGTGGGTTACACAGAGAAGCAGCAGGAAATAATTGAGGATCAGGTGAGTGGGTCGAGAGTTGGGCTTGTTTCAAATTTTGACAATTTTGATACGACTGAATTTTGTATTGATGATGAGGATGGAGGTCAGATAGCTCTAAATTACAATATCAAGGCTAATGCATCTCCGTTCGAGTTTGAGGTTGGAATTCGTTTTCCACTGTCTTTCGGTGTATTTAAAAATTGCCAAATAAAGCCCAAGGATACTCTGGCTCTGTATCAAAAGTGCTACTCGCTATTAAGCCTTCTTCACGGACAAGAACTGGTTATGGATCGAATCGAGCTGTGGGAAGGCGATGCGAGAAATGGTGAGGCATTTATTTATTATCCAAAACCGGCACCTGCCTCGAGCGATTATACGTCATACAGTTGGTATCCACTAGGTCACAAGTTACGTTTTAATGACTTAGGCTTGTCGCCCTTTCCGCTTGAATCAATAGGTAAGTATTTCTCAGAAAGCTACGAGCATTCAGAAAAGTGGGCGAAGTATTTGAAGTACAGAAGAATGAGTAGTGTTGAAGAAAGATTTCTAGGGTATTTTAGGTTGCTTGAA